ATCGGTTACAACCAGTATGGCAACACTGCCTGTATTCCCACTCCTGAAGACGCCTCCAGCGCCTTTTTCAATTATTAAGGAGTTTGATACGACAGCGACCAAAGAGGTTGCTCCCGAAAAGCCAAAAGAGAAAAGGCTAATTTGTAAAGGGTGTAATGAAAATGAAAATGTTGCCCTGAATTATTTTCAGGACATTGGAATTAAAGACAAAAACGCCCTTGCTACCATCTTGGGTAATATTAAGCAAGAATCTATGTTCGTGCCTAATGTTTGTGAAGGTGGTAGTAGGACCAGTTATCGTGGCTGCTACGGCGGTTATGGACTGATCCAATGGACATCTGCTAATCGTTATTATGGATTGGGTGATTTTGCTAGAAAGTATGGTGGTTCTCCATCATCACTTCAAACACAACTTCGTTATCTAACAAATGAAGTTCAGTGGAAAAAAATTGAAGACCATATGAAAAAAAATGGTAGATCAATTTATTCCTACATGAATGCTGCTTATGATTGGATTGGTTGGGGCTATCATGGCGCCCGAACCTCATATGCCTATGATTATGCATCCCGACTGATTCAAGTAGAGGTCTGATAAATAGGGGGGAGAGAGTTCTTCCCCCTTTCTTATGTCAATCGCAGCACAAGTAGTTTCAGAATTGCTAGATTGGTCTAGTGATAATCAACTCAAATATAAATGTAAAATGGTTCTAAATTCATATTTGTATGAGGAACCAAATTTAACAATAGAAGAATTAAAAAAAAGTTTGAGAATATTTCTTCAAGGTCTTGAATGAACTTTAATTTTAACTTTGGAAAGAAGAAACCAGATATCAAACAATATGCAATCATAGGAATTATATTGAGTTCTATTATTGCAACACTTTCACAATGCACTGGAATATCTCAGAATAATATTTGGGATTTACTTGACGAAGTTCAAAGAAAATATTTTCCTCAAACAATTCTCAACGATTTTATTATCAAAGATCCAGAGAAACTTGACCGAAGAATACATCGTGATGTTGATAGAGCAATTGACGATTACTGGGCACAATCTGGATTATCAAAAGCAGAAGTATCAAAACCACGATACTCAGAGAAACCACCAGACGGATCTTATGCTCAATCAGTTCTTGGTGGTGAAATGAGATTGTGTGCTCCATGGGTTGACGACTGCCCCAAGGAGTAGTATAATACTCTCATGGGCATATAGTGAAGTGGACTATCACACGGCTCTTCTAAAGCCTTATCCTTGGTTCGAATCCAAGTATGCCTGTTGACAATGAAACTTAAATAGTTTATAATTGTCTCATGCGAAATTGGTGTAGTGGAAACATCCCATCCTTCCAAGTTGGTGTCACGGGTTCGAATCCCGTATTTCGCTCTTGGAGTAGTCCCTAGCGATTAACTGGGTAGACGCTCCATCATTCCACAATAGCTCAGCGGTAGAGCTATCGACTGTTAATCGATTGGTCCCTGGTTCGAATCCAGGTTGTGGAGCCTGGGCGATTAACTCAGCGGTAGAGTGCCTCCTTTACACGGAGTAGGTCGGCGGTTCGAATCCGTCATCGCCCACTTATAAATACTTCAAAAAGATAATGGACGAACTATACGAATTACTTCATAAAGCACAAACAAGTCTTTTTTGTCTTTTTCAAAAAACTTGGATTTATCATTGGAATGTGATTGGGCAAGATTTTTATCAACTTCATACGGTCTTTGGTGGTCAGTATGAAACAATGTTTGAAGAAATCGACAAACTTTCTGAACACATGCGTTACCTTCGCATGAAAATTATTGGCCCAATTAGTAGAGTTGCAGATACTTCAATTCTACCAGAAGCAGCAAGTAATCCAACTGCGGAAGCAATGATTAGTCAGTTACTTGCTGACAATAAAAAATTGATTGAACTTCTAACTAAAGTATCGGAAGAAGCAGATGATCAAAGACAATATGCAACTTCCAATTTAGTTCAAGAAATTATGGAGTCTCACGGTAAATTCGTTTGGATGTTAAGATCGTTTTTAAAGGAATGAGCAATGTTAACTATAAGATGCAAAGATTGCAACAAAGAATTAACTTCGCATCCAACTCAAACTAAATGTTGTGGATGCGGCAATATGGCAACGGTCAAAGGCGATAAAATTTCAGCCCTTGACTTATCTCATGTTGTTATAGTAAAATCAGACAAAGAAACTCGTAAATCAAACGTGTTATCTTCACAAGATCTTGCCTATCAAGAGGCAAGAAGACAGCGCAAAGTTCGTAAATTGGACTTTGAAGTCCGTTAAATACTTTTATGGAAAGAGTCCGGTTGGTCGAGGACACCGCCTTGAAAGCGGCTGGGTGTAAAAACTTCGCAGGTTCGATTCCTGTTCTTTCCGTTGTAATCGATACAAAAAGTGTCGCAGTGTTACATAATCAACACATATGTTGACTTCTTGGTATTGGAGACTAGTATATAATAGTATCCCTTTTAAAAATCAGATGGATCAACATACCTATAATAATTGGGTGAAGATTAAAGAGACGTTTGAGAAATCTGATAATACAAATAATATGTTTTATTCAAGAGCATGTGAAATTGTAAAAACAAAAAGGGATCCTCTTGAAAAATTTTTAGGTGGAAAAAATGAGCCCTGAAGAAGTCCAAGCAATGATTGATCAATCAGTTGCAAAAGCAATTGACAATCACAATAAAACTGCTACAATTATAAGTGCCTGTATTGGTTCAGTCCTTCTCTTCTTTTATGCCCACGGAGTCCTGGCAGTGGTTGACAAGGTAAAGTAGGACTGGTATAATACATAGAACAACGGAGCATAGTTCAGCGGTAGAATGCTGGTTTTGGGAACCAGAGGTCGCAGGTTCAATCCCTGCTGCTCCGACTCATAAAATACTTTATGGCAATGCAAAAATTTACAATAGAAGAATTCCAAGCAGATTTTGATAACCTTCTTGAACGTGTAGAAGGTGGAGAGACATTTATCATTACATATGAAGGAAAGGAAGTAATGATAATGCCTGCAAAAGAATATAATTGCATAGTAGAAACAGTTGATAGCGTGGTGGATGAGGAAATCATACGCATCCACACTGATCATGAAGAGGGATCATAATGGGAGCATAGCTTAATGGTTAGAGCGGCCTGCTTATAACGGGTTAGTCTGGGTTCAACTCCCAGTGTTCCTACTTGACTTTCAACCTCATTCATCCTATAATACCCAAGTCAACAAACAAACCAATGTCGATCACTGTTAAATTTAAAAAGGACATCAGCACTCTTCGTTCTGCTGCTAATGGCGACTTTTATCTTGATGTAAAGAATCCGAAACTTTATAAAAAAGTTCGTCGTTATTATGAAAATGAAGGTGTAGTATTCTCTGAAGATCCTCTTGATAATTATGACATTCTAATTGAATGTATCGCTCAAGATCTTGAAACTGCTGAGGTTGTATGATGGAAAAACTAATTAAAGTAAAATATCAGTTCAAAGAACATCAAAATGCTGTTCTGTGCAAGTTCTTTAAAACCAAAGAACAAGTTAATTTATTTAAAGAACAACATCCAAATTATATCTACTTGAATTGATATGGAAACCAAAGTTCTTTTAGAACGTGAAGGATTTCGCTTTATAGAAAGAGGTATCATTGAACTCAATGGTAAACCTGATTTTCGATTACAAACACAAGATTATTATTCTAAAAGGTGGCATGACGTTTATTTGTTCGATAATTCTATGCAATGTTCTCTTGCAATGGAAGATATTGAGTATGCGAAATGGTTGACCGATCAACCATGTTATATGGATCCAGATGATATTCTTGATTGGGATTGACCGTCTCGGTATGACGTAAAACTAGCCCTGGTCGGTGATGAAATTCCCCTGAGACCTGAAATGTCTTAAAACTTACTCTGGTGGAGTCAATATGACCCTGTTATGAGTTTACAATCTCTCTAAAGGATTGTTGGTGCGGATGGGATACTCTCCCGCCTGGTTTCTTATTTCCAGTCAAAGAATAAGTGGCGAGCCTGAATGACCCAGGAGGTTGACAACAACCTCCTTTTTTTGTATACTATATACAAAGAGAATTGATTAATTTATGAGTCAATATGTAAAAAAAGCACTTGTATTAGGTGCTGGTGGTTTCATTGGAAGTCACATGGTAAAAAGACTACGTTCCGAAGGATATTGGGTACGTGGTGTGGATCTTAAATTTCCAGAGTTCTCTGAACATCAAGCGAATGAGTTTGTAATTGGAGATCTTAGAGATGTTACCTTTGTAGAAAGAGTGATTCAATACAAAGGAGATGGAGGAAACTTTTTTAAATTCGTTCCATCGAGATATCTTCAAGGATTTGATGAGATCTATCAGTTTGCTGCTGACATGGGCGGCGCAGGATTTGTTTTCACTGGCGAAAACGATGCAGATATTATGCACAATTCAGTTACAATCAATCTGAATGTATTGGAATCTCTTCGTAAGTTTAATGATTTTCTTGGCAAGAACACAACCAAGATCTTCTATTCTGGATCGGCATGTATGTATCCAGAGCACAATCAATTAGATCCTGATAATCCAGATTGCCGTGAAGATTCCGCATATCCAGCAGACCCAGATAGTGAATATGGATGGGAGAAATTGTTTTCAGAACGTCTGTATTTTGCTTATCATCGCAATTATGGTATTCCTGTACGTGTTTCTAGATACCACAATATTTTTGGACCAGAAGGAACTTGGACTGGTGGTAGGGAAAAAGCACCTGCAGCTATCTGCCGTAAAGTTGCAGAACTTCCTCAAGTAGGAGGAACGATTGAAGTATGGGGAGATGGTGAACAAACCCGCTCATTCCTTTATATTGATGAATGCATTGAAGCAACTCGTCGCATGATGAATTCTGATTTCATTGGACCAGTTAATATTGGTTCTGAAGAAATGGTAAGAATCAATGAACTTGTTGATATCACTGCTAAAGTGGCTGGCATTCCTGTAAAACGTCAGCATAAAATGGATGCTCCTTTAGGTGTCCGTGGTCGCAACAGTAACAATGATTTAGTTAGAAGTAAGTTAGGATGGGATTACTCTATGACATTGGAAGAGGGTATTGCCAAAACCTATGCATGGATTAAAGAACAAGTAAACAACAAAACAATTGATCATCATCCCGTTTGAATTATGAACCGTATTACAGATTACTGCGAACTTGAAAGTCGCATTGTTGGTTGGTTGGGCGACTATGTAGTTGCCAACAACATTAAAGCATTTGTAGTTGGAGTTTCTGGTGGAATTGATTCTGCCGTTTCTTCAACTCTTGCAGCTAAAACTGGTCTTCCCACCTATGCACTGGGAATGCCCATTCATCAGAAAGAAGAACAAGAAACTCTTTCTGATGCACATCTTGCTTGGTTGAAAGAAAACTTCAGCAATGTTACTACTCTTAAGTATGACTTGACTGGAGTATTTGATACCTTCAAACAAACCATGAATGGGTATGGTGAGAATACTCATGCCCTCGCAAACTCACGTTCTCGCTTGAGAATGGTTACTTTGTATCAAGTAGCAACAACCGTTGGTGGTATTGTAGTTGGTACTGGCAACAAGGTTGAGGATTATGGTGTAGGTTTCTATACCAAGTATGGTGATGGTGGAATTGATATTGCACCCATTGCCGACCTCTACAAGACTGAGGTGTGGGCACTAGGAGAGCATCTAGGTGTTGATCCTCGTATCGTTGCAGCATCCCCTACAGACGGTCTCTGGGACGATGGCCGTACTGATGAAGATCAGATTGGTACTTCATATGAGATGCTTGAGTGGGCAATGGAATATGGAGTCCGTACTCCTCCAGAACAATTGAGTGAAAAAGAGAATGCTGCAATGGCAATTCTCACAAAATTCAATACTCAAAACAAACATAAAATGATTTCTATTCCTACATTTCAACTATGACAGCAACTATTAACGAAGTAAAAAAATTCTGGAATGATCGTCCTTGTAATGTTCGACATTCCAGTAAAGAGATTGGTACAGAAGACTACTTTAATGAAGTAGAAAGAAAAAAATTTTTTGTAGAACCTCATATTCTTGGTTTCACTAATTTTGAAGAATGGAAAGGGAAAAAGGTTTTAGAAATTGGTTGTGGACTTGCAACTGCTGGAATTAACTTTGCTTTTTCTGGTGCAGATTACACTGGTGTAGAACTTTCTGAATCAAGTCTTGAACTTGCTAAAAAAAGATTTGAAGTCTTTGGACAAACTGGTAAATTTTATTCTGGTAATGCAGAGGAACTTTCTTCCTTTGTTCCTGTTGAAACCTATGATTTGATCTATTCTTTCGGAGTAATTCATCACAGCCCTTATCCAGAAAAGATTATTTCTGAGATCAAAAAGTATATGAATGAGAATAGTGTTCTCAAAATTATGCTTTATGCAAAAGACTCTTGGAAAAATTATATGATTGAATCTGGTTTTGATCAACCAGAAGCACAGTATGGTTGTCCGATTGCAAAGACATATACGAAGCAAGATGTGGTAGAATTGTTAGATGGATATGAAGTTCTTTCAATTGAACAAGATCATATCTTTCCTTATCAAGTAGAACCTTATAAAAAAGGTGAATACATAAAACAACCTTGGTTTGAATCTATGCCACCTGAAATGTTCAGGACGCTTGAAAAAAATCTTGGTTGGCATCTGTTGATTACTGCTAAATTAAAAAAATGAAAGTAGGAGTTATTGGAGCAGGCAGACTTGGCATCTGCTTTGCTCTTCTTTTAGAACAAGCTGGTTATGAAGTAATTGCTTCAGACATTCGTGAAGACTATGTAAAGAGTCTTGCAGAAAAAAAGATTACTACGAATGAACCTGGAGTACAAGAACTTCTTTCTAAAGCAAAAAATATCACGTTCAAAACTGGTAATGAAGATGTTATCCGAGAATGTGATATTCTTTATACTCTAGTAGCAACACCATCACTTCCAGATGGTAGTTATGATGTGAGTGCTGTATGGAGAGTTGTGAATGATGTTCAGAATGCAAATTTTTCTGTAAAAGGAAAAACCCTTGTTGTTGGATGTACAACAAATCCTGGAGATTGTGATAATTTCCAAAGTCAACTTGCTGATTATGGTGTAGATGTATTCTACAATCCAGAATTTATTGCACAAGGATCGATCATTAGAGATCTACAACGGGCAGATATGGTTCTGATTGGTGGCCATAATTGTGATACATACGGCAGTCTCTGTCAAATGTATCATAAGATTCAAATTACAGAACCAAAAATTAACTTCATGTCTCCTAAGGCTGCAGAAATTGTTAAACTTGCAGTCAATTGTTATCTAACGACCAAGATCAGTTATGCAAATATGGTTGGCGAAGTTCTAACTCTTTCTGGATTAGAAGATGAAATTGGAAAAGTTCTGAATGCGATTGGTGAGGACAGTAGAGTTGGTAGTAGATTTTTAAATTATGGTTTTGGTTTTGGCGGCCCTTGCCTGCCAAGAGACAATCGTTCTCTAGGTGCATATGCTAAGAAACTTGGACTTGAATATAATCTTGGATTGACCACTGATAATTTTAATAATGAACATGCTTCTTTCCTGAAGAATTATTTCATCAAAAAGAATGAAAGAAATCTTCCTTTCTGGTTCCAATATATTTCATATAAGCAAGGAACAGATATACTTACTGAAAGTCAACAGTATCGTCTTTGCATTGACCTTCTTGATGCAGGATATAAAGTATATGTGGATGACAATCGTGCAATTCTTGATCAAGTGGAAGACTATCTAAAATCTACTTATGGTGATAGAATTGAATTTGGAATTCCTTGCGAAGAAGTATTTTTGATAGAATTATGATAGGATATGATAGATTAGGAACAAATGGAAGATTTGGTAATCAACTCTTCCAATATGCTGCTCTTCGTGGTATTGCAGCTAAACATAATTATGATTGGTGCATTCCACCAGATGATCATCCAACCACAGCAAATTATGCTATTCATCATCCATTTAAACTTAAGAACTTAACCGAAAAAAATATTGGGTTAATTAATAACAACACATCTTTAAGAGCAACTGAAAGTTTTGAATCTCTTCGTGCATATAATCCAGAAAAGAAAAATGTAATCGAATCTGGATTTGACTTTGATGAAAATTTATTTAATACTTGTGAGGATAATACTAATCTTGATGGATTTTTTCAAACTGAAAAGTATTTCAAACACATTGAACAAGAAATTCGTGAAGATTTTGAATTCATTGATGGCATTTTAAATCCATGTAAAGAATTCATTGATCAGTTTGAGAAAATTATTTTCATTCACGTTCGTCGTGGTGATGCGATTGGAAGAGAAGAGTATCATCCTGTTCCAACATTAAATTATTATGAACAGGCACTGACTTATTTTGATGATGATGTAAATGTTTTAATTTGTTCAGATGATATTGAGTGGGTTAAGGAGCAAGAATTTTTCTCTGATGATAGATTTTTGATTTCTGAAAATCAAGAAACTTATTCTATTCCAAGAATGGAGGGTGATGGTAACTATAGAAAATCTTTAGTTCCATATACTGATCTGTGCTTAATGACTCTTTGTAATGGAGCAATTATTTCACCAAGTTCTTTGAGTTGGTGGGGTGCATGGTTGCAAAAAAATAGAACTAATCCTATAATTGCACCAAGCCCTTGGTTTGGACCAAAACTTTCTCATAATAATACAAAGGATATACTACCTGATGATTGGATTAAACTATCTTGGTAAAATGGGACAACTGGGAAACCAGATGTTTCAATATGCGGCTGTAAAAGGAGTTGCAAGACATAAAGGATATGAATTTACTGTTCCCAAAGATGCTCCTGCAATTAGGGATAATCTTGGAAACACTTTAAAGATTGAAATTTTTGATGTATTTGATCTTCAACCAGATTCAATAGCATTTCTTCAAGCAAATTCCCTTTATCAAGAAAAGGGTTTTGATTTTGATGAAGAACTTTTTAATGATTGTCCGGATGGAGTTTGTCTTATAGGATACTTTCAAACTGAAAAGTATTTCAAACACATTGAAGATGATATTCGTAAAGAGTTTACCTTCAAAAAAGATTATCTTGATGCTTGTGAAGGAATTCAATTTATGTTAGATAATCCAATTGCTCTTCATATTCGTCGCGGAGATTTCTTAATTAATTCTGCAAACCATCATAATCTTTCTTTAAGTTATTATGAAAATGCTCTGAAAGAATTTGATTCTGAAAGGCAGGTTGTTATCTTTTCAGATGATACTAAGTGGTGTAAAGAGCAAGAACTATTTTCAGGAGATAGATTTCTTGTTTCCGAATCTGAGAATCCTTATGTTGATATGTGTTTAATGACTTTATGTTCTGATTACATCATTGCGAATTCTACATTCTCTTGGTGGGGTGCCTGGCTATCACAAAATCCAAACAAGACTGTTATCTATCCTGATAAATGGTTTGGTCCTAATAATGCAGATAAATCTACAAAAGATTTGTTTCCTGAAGAATGGAGAATGATTAATGAAAACTGATTTAAAAAATACAACCTTTATTGTCCCATTACAAATTGATACTGGAGATCGTTTACGAAATGTAATCCTTTCTACTACATATCTTCTTCATCATTTTGATACAACTGTGATGATTAAAGAGGTTGACTCTGAACGTAGATTTGAAACTTATGCACTACCGATCATTAAACGATTAGTTGACACTTCAAATCTTATTCATATTTTTGAAAAAGATACCAGAACAGATGATTCATTTCACAGAACCAAAGTTCTGAATGATATGGTGTTAGAATCTAAAACAGATATTGTTGTTAACTATGATACTGATTTGATTCTACCTCTTGATAGTTATACTCAAGCAAAAGAAATGCTTGAATCTGATTATGATGTTGTCTATCCATTTCGATATGGTGTTCATGGAGAACGAAAAGTAGAATTGGGATTTACAATTGAGACTCAAGAGGATATGGATAATTTTGAGAATCAAGAATTTGTGTCTAGATTTATACAAAGTAATTATGATTCTGAATGTTTGAGTGAAAGATATTTTTATTATCCAAGCCAGTTCGGTGCTGGTTGGGCAGCATATGGCATGGTTCAATTCTTTAATCGACAAGTTTATATTGATGGGTATCTAGAAAACGAAGGATTTATTGCTTATGCTCCAGAGGATGAAGAAAGGCATTACAGATGGAAAACTTTAGGTTATAATATTGGCAGAGTTGATAACTATGGATATCATTTAGAACATAAGAGAACTCAAAATTCCTGGTATCATAATCCGCATATGCAAAATAATAATAACCTTTGGGAATATTTGAAGCAACTAAACAAAGAACAACTGATTGAGTATTATGAAAATCAACAATATGTTAAAGAGAGGCTGAAATGAACTGGTATCTCGTAAATTATGCCGATGAAAATTTTAAAAATCAACAAGAGTTTTTAAATAAAATTCACGGAGAAGATTTTAATCTGCAATCATATACTCGCAGTTGGTTAGAAACCACAGATTTTTATCAAGAAAATAAAGAAATCCTCAACGATAAAGTAGGAGCAGGATGGTGGATTTGGAAACCATATGTTATCCTTGAAACAATGAAGAATGCTCAGGAAGGAGATCTAATTGTTTATTGTGATTGTGGAGATATGTTTTCTCCTGGATTGAAGTCTTATGTTCAATCCAGTATTGGAGAAGAAGATTTGTGTCTTCTTTTAGTTGGCAATAGTAAGAATAAAGAATTTACTAAACGTGATTGTTTTGTATTGATGGATTGTGATGAGGAAGACTATTGGAATTCTGCTCAACTTGAAGCTGGGTTTATGGTATGGAAAGTATCTGAGAAGTCCAAAGAAATTGTTTCTGAATGGTTGAGATATTGTAAGGATCCTCGTATCATCAATAATGATTCTAGTGTTCTTAAAGAAGAATTGCCTGAGTTTAAAGAACATAGAAATGATCAAAGTATTATAACTAATCTTGCAGTTCGTGAAGGTCTTTCTGTCGGTGGACCAGAGTATAGAAATTTTGTTGAATGTGACTATGATTATTGGTATGAAAGAGGATCGAAGGGATATGGTAGAGAAATAGAACAATTTTTAATCAGTATTAAAGATGCATAGTATTATTCTTACAGTTCATAATAAAGATTGGTTGATTGATAAAGTTCTTGAAGGTATTATTACTAATACTACAGAACCTTATGAGTTGATTGTTGTTATTGATGGGTGTACTGATAACTCAGAGAAAGTCATTTGGGATACTCTTAGTGGTACACCAGTTGATCGAAAAATCATTTATGCTCCAAATGTATTTGAAACTAAAGCAAATAATCTTGGAATGAAAATTGCTTGTGGAGATAAAGTTATTATTGTTCAAGATGATATGATTATTCGTGAAAAGGGATGGAACGTTCGAATGGAAAAACCATTCAATGCATTCTCTGATGTGTTTGCTGTTACTTCTAGAACAGCACACAATTGGATCTTTAATCCCAACTCAAAGCATCTTGGTATGAAAGAGAATCTTGATGATTGTTGGTGTGATATTCTTGAACACGTAGATCACGCAGATAGAAAACATACATTACTTCGTAATATCTTTGCCGTTCGTTGCTCTGTAAATCGCGGCCCACTTATGATTGATCATTCGGATTTGCAGAAACTTAATTATCTTGATGAAGCATTTGATCCTCAAGATATGGACGATCATGATCTTATGTATCGTGCCTATAAAGAACTTGGCAAGATTGTTGGTGCATATTGGATTGATTATGTGAGTGATGATTCTTGGGGAGGGACTAGAGTAACTGGTAATCCTGCTTCTTGGTTATTAAAAGCACATCATAAGAATACAAAAATATTCTATGAAAGGCATAAAGAATTAATTCATAGTCGCAGAGTTGTTGAAAATAGAATTTTAGAAGAATGAAACTTATAACATTCAGTCTTTTTGGAGACAATCCACTTTATTGTGTGGGCGCAGTAGAAAATGCAAGACTCGCAAAAGAAATATATCCAGATTGGACAGCAAGATTTTATGTTGCTGATGATGTTCCCAATGAATATATTCGTCAATTAAAAGAACATGATGCAGAAGTTTTTATTAATCCAAGAATGAGCGCATATGATGGATTGCATTGGAGATTTCGTCCATTTCAAGATACTCAAGTAACAGCATGGATAAGTAGAGATTGTGATAGTAGATTAAGTTGGAGAGAACGCAGAGCAGTTGATGAATGGTTGCAGACTGATAAGTCTTGCCATTTGATGAGAGATTCTCATAATCATTCTTATACGATCATGGCTGGAATGTTTGGAATCAACAATACATTATTTCATCAAAGGTATGGTGGATTGAATCTTGATTTTGATTCTTCAAATTGCAGAGAAGATGATCAAACTATTCTTCACCATACTGTTTGGAATAGAATCATTAACGATCATGTTTGTCACGATCATTGGAATCATATTCTTCCAATTGGAATGCCAACAACACAACCTGGAGATCATGTAGATCACGATAAAGCATATGGTGGAGTTGGAGTTTATAACTATGTGACTGGAGTTGTAAAACAACATCACCCATACATATATCCTCCAGGGCAAGATAATCGCCCATTTCCAGAACATGAACCTATGGAGTATGGAATTTTTGTGGGACAGATTATTAAAGAAGATGGAACTCCAAAAATGAATACTGATGTTCGTTGGGAGTATGAATTGAGAGGAATCCCTTATGAATAAATTACATATTATTGGTTCTGGTGCTTGTGGATTTTTAAGAATTCATCAAATGTTTAAGGACAATATTCCTGTAAAATATAAAAATGGAGGCCCAAAATATCAAAATAGTTTCGAAAGATGGAATGAAAATGATGGGTTAATTTGGGAAGCAGAAAGTCTTTCTAAAGAAGAACGTTTAAGAAGAGTTTCCCTTCACGATACAACTACAAATATTACACATTCATATTTGAAGTACGTTCCTGAATTTCTTGAACTTCATCCTGATATGAAATTTTTATGTCTTCGTGGAAGAAGAGAGCACTCAATTAAATCTTTAGCTACTTCTTGGGGATATAGAAATCCTTGCTATGTTAAAGATAGAAAAATTGGATTTGGGCATAATCGATATGCAGTCAGTCAATTTCCAAATTATAGTGATTCTAAAGATGAGTTTCACGCTACTGAAAGATATTGGGATTCCTATTATAAAATTGCCAATGAATTATCAGAAAAATATTCAAACAATTTTCTGATTGTTGATACTTCACAATTTTTTTTCAACACAGAATATCAATTGAATGTCTTTAGATTTCTGGGAATTAATACTGATTTGGATACTGGTGGAGTTAAAGCATATGAATGTCCTGTAGATTTTGATAAGCAAACAATTTCTTGCACCTTACACGGGGGATTGGGAAACAATCTATTTCAAATAGCAGAAACATTATCTTTTTGTAAAAAACATAATCTTCCAGAACCTATATTTGGGACTTGGGATTTGTGGCAAGGTGGTAACAAGTATCCTTTAGCATACAATTCCGATAGATTTCTTGGTGGACATAGTGGAACTACCAGAGATATTATAAAAACTTTTCCTAAAATTAATTGGAGTTCTAATCTTATTGCTGATTATGACACCAAATTCATTGTTAATGATATGTTTAAATTTTGTGATGTTGAAAATCTGGATTATGTCAGACAAAAGTTATCTATTACTGAAAAGACAGTACCAGGAACAGTTTCACTTCATTTAAGATTTTGTAATCTGCCAGCAGATGATCACGTAAAACCAACAATTCCCGATGAGTTTTATTTTAAAGTGTTTGATATTTTGCCAAAAAAATTAAATGTATTAATTTTTTCTGATGACAATCAAAGAGCCAGACAAAAATTGAATTGGTTCAGAGAAAACTTTGATATGAATTTTGAAATTTATGCTGCGGATTCTTTTCAATCTTTGAAAAAAATGGTAGAATGTGAATACCATATTCTTAATATTTCTACCTTTAGTTTTTGGTCTGCTTTTCTTGATATAAATCAACCAAACTCAAAAGTATTTTATCCTCAATTATTCTGCGAAAGTCATAGCGAACATATGATACCTTATTCGGAGTGGCAAAAAATATGAATTGCATTCTTTATCTTGTAAGATCGTCCGATCAAGATCTTGAAGATTTTAATAAATCACTTGCATTAGTAGAACAAAATCTTCTGCCATATACAAGTAGTACTGATGTACTCGTATTTGTAGAAGAAAGTTTTGAGGAATATAAAGCACGGGTTAAAACAAATCTAGATCTCAAATATCAAACAATTGAGTTCAAAGTTCCAAATTATTCTCAAGAAATTCTAGATCAAATTCCAGAATTTTTTCCTCATCCTACTCATGGTAATGGGCCAATTGAATGGGGTCATCCTGGTTTTTCTATGGGATATCGCCACATGTGTAGATTTTTTTCTGGGGAACTGTACACATATAGTGTTCTCAAGAATTATGATTATTACTTAAGATTAGATACTGATTCTTATATTCATACTCCACTCAACTATGATATCTTTGAGTGGGCTAAAAGTAATGAATGTTACTACGGATATATTTTTCCTGCAGTTCAGAAAGATAATCTTAAAGTAATTGAAGGATTGTGGGATAAGGTAAATGAAATGATTCCAGAAAATTTCATTGAAGAAGGTATGATGTTCTATACTAATTTTGAGTTAGGAAAAGTCGATTGGTTCTTGACAAGTGAGTATATGAAGTTCTATAATGAACTGGATCAAACTGGTGGTTTCTATACTAAGAGATGGGGAGATGCTCCTATTAAGTTTCTTGGAGTTAATTTACTAATGGAACCAAAACATATCATTCCAGTTCAAGGGTTTACTTATCAACACGGAGCAGTTTACGAAGTATAATGGACAAAAACAAATCAGTATTCAAACTTAAAAATTTTGGGCCCATTTACTATCTCAATCTTGATGGTGAACCCAATAGAAGAGAGTATATGGAAGACCAGTTTAAGTACTGGGAGATTGAAAATTATACTCGCATCTCTGCCTATGATGGTAGAGATGATGATCTGAGTGACATTATCAAAGGAAAGTATCCTGAGATGATGACCTCTGGTGAGATTGGATGTGTAACTTCCCATCTAAAAGCTATCAAACATTGGATGGAAACATCCGATAGTCCTTATGCAGTGATTATGGAAGATGACTGCAACTTAGACCTTGTACGTTTTTGGAATTTTACTTGGGATGATTTCTATTGTCGCATTCCTTATGACTGGGATGTAGTCCAAATTGCAATCATTTGTACTGGGGATTTGCATGTCAAACTTCATAAACGTTTTGTGAATGATTTTTCTACTGCTTGTTATATTATCAATAGGCATCATGCAGAAAAACTTTTGAAGCATCATGTTCGTGGGGATAAGTATAAACTTGATAACGGTATGAAACCACGTCCAGTTGCAGATGATTTAATCTATAATTCTGGTAACACTTATAGTATTCCTCTTCTTCTTTATAAGATTGAATTGGGATCTTCTATTCATCCAGAACACATTGATGCATTCCATAAAGGAAATCATGATGGCCTCCTTAATTTCTGGAGTCAGCGTGGTGCAGAAATGAACATTGAGGGTTTAATGGATTATGATCCATACCTTGGCAGGGTTGTGGAAAACTCCTTTGCTCAACAACAAGATCCAAGTTCTTAACCTGATCTTAATTGACAAATACTAAAAAGCGTTCTATACTAGCCTTATCTTAAGATTTGCTTAAGACGCCTAAATAACGAAGATTTGCCTTGTTGTAAATCTTCACATTGTCGTTTAGTACAAAAAAACAAATTTTTATGAAAATCAAACAACTGATGCTTGCACCTGTTGCTTTTGGTATGATTGCTCCTGCTGTTGCGAATGCAGCAGATCTCAATTTGGCAGCAGTCAATCAATACTCAACCGCAGACCAGGTTTCCAGCGTCACTCAATTGTCTGATGTTCGTCCTACGGATTGGGCATACCAGGCACTCAGCAATCTTGTTGAGAAATATGGTTGCGTTGCAGGTTATCCCAACGGAACTTTTGGTGGTAGCAAAGCAATGACTCGTTTTGAGGCAGCAGCTCTTCTGAATGCTTGTCTTGATCGTGTGACTGAAAGCACCGATGAACTCAAAAAACTCCTTGCCGAGTTTGATACGGAACTTTCTGTTATCACTGCTCGCGTTGATGGACTTGAGAGTAAAGTTGGTAAACTCCAAGCAACTCAATTCTCTACCACAACCAAACTCAAAGGTGAAGCAACCTTCGTTCTTGGTGGTGCTCCTGGTTATAAGACTACTGCTGGTGCTAATGCTGGTAATACTGCATTTAACTATGACCTTCGCCTGAACTTTGATACATCTTTCAATGGCAAGGATTTGCTTCGCACTCGTCTGCGTTCTGGTAATTTCTCCAGTGCTCCTTTTGGTTCTTCTTCTTCACTTCTCAAACTTGATAAAGCAGAAACTTCCCAAGGAACTGGTACTACCAGTAACATCTGGTTGGATCGTCTGTACTACACATTCCCCGCTGGTCAGAATGTAAAACTGACTGCTGGTGCCCTTGTTCGTAACACTGAACTTGCTTGGATTGCTTCGGCATATAAGTCAGACATTCTTGACTTCTTCCAACTTGGCGGTGCTTCTGGTGTCTATAACAAAGCAACTGGTGCTGGTTTCGGTGCTCAATACACTCAACCTGGAACTCAAGGTTTTGTTGCTAACCTGAACTATGTTGCTGTCACTGGTTCGGATACTTCCACTGGTGTATTTGATTCCTCTGGTGGTCTGAATCTTCTTGGACAGATTGGATATCGTGCTCCTCAATGGGGTGTGGCAGTAGGATACCGTTATGGTACTGAAGGTTCACGAGTTCGTAACTACAATGCTCTTGGCGGTGGTTCTGGTGCTCTTGGAAATGGTCAAGATTCCAACAGCATAGCATTCAATGCTTACTGGCAACCCAAGACTTCTGGTATTGTTCCTTCCATCAGCTTCGGTTATGGATACAATGGTATCAGTGGTGCTGGTGCTGCTACTGGTGCTACCAATTCACAATCTTGGTTCACTGGACTTCAGTGGTCTGATGTGTTTGCTAAGGGCAATACCGCTGGTCTTGCTGTTGGTCAACCTTCAAACTCTGAGAATGCTAAAAAAGCAACTCTGTTTGAAGCATTCTATAAGTATCAGGTTAGTAACAACATCTCAGTTACTCCTGCTATCTTCTATGCTTCTGACAACCAAGGCACTCTGAATGCCTCCTCTGGTTGGGGTGGTGTAATTCAGACAACCTTCAAGTTCTGATAATTGCTGGGGGGGTTGACAAACCCCCCTTTTTCATATATACTATTGTTATAAATCTTCACAAAACTTAAATGACTGTAACTACTAATGAGTTTGGGCAACAAAACATGTTTGCTAAAGAACCCAAAATGTATGTGTCTCAAAGTGATGCAGAGCGTTATGCTCTTCAAACTCATGCAGAACGTGCTGAACTTTTAAATGGACGCACTGCAATGCTTGGATTTGTAGCAGCACTTATTTCTTATGCATTCACTGGACACCTCTTCTTTGGTGTAATCTGATGGGAGAAGTAATCTTTACTGTTACCAGTATTGCTTTCTTTGTGCTTCTTGCACATTCTGTCAATCAACTTTCTGAAACTTACTAAGGAGAAAAACAATGAACGAAAGAGCTGAACGTATTAATGGTTGGTTTGCTATGATTGGAATCGTGGCAGCAATGGGTTCTTATGCCCTAACTGGACAGGTAATTCCTGGTATTTGGTAATGAAGTGTAAAGTGCAATTGTATGTTGCAGGTAAGGTCTTCCATGAGATTGTAGAAGCAAGAGACTATAAAGATGCAAAAGAAACTGCACTTGCAAGAAATCCAACTGCAAAAGTTGTTGGTGTGACTGCTATTCTAGTTTGAATATAATTGAAGCGCCTTTAGGCGCTTTTTTTATAAATACCTGAGTGCTTTAAAGAGGAATAATGACTCTAGACCTTCATAACTTTTTTAAGTATTATGATGAGAAGAATGCAGATCATGTGGCAGCAGTTCAATGGTTAGAGGATAATCTGCCTGCTGAATATATGGATGATTCTGAAACGGAGTGGGTACAAATTTTCAGAACCAAACCACCAACACCTGCGGTTCTTGCAGTTCCTTACTTTAATCAAGTAGATAATTATAGAGATGCTCACAGAACTTGCAACAGTTCTAGTTGTGCTATGTGTCTTGAATATCTTAAACCAGGCACGTTAAAAGGAGCAAAGGGCGATGATGCCTATGTTCAAAAAGTATTTGCAATCGGTGACTCAACAGATCACGCAGTTCAGACCCGTGTTCTTGAGAGTTACGGTGTTAAGTCACACTTTAGCTACAATCTTTCTTTCGCTGATATTGATAAGAGTTTATCTGCTGGCAAACCTGTTGTTATTGGTATTCTTCACAGGGGCTCTTTATCTGCACCTACTGGTGGGCACATGGTTGTAGTCATTGGAACTACTCCAGATGGTAAAGGATATTATATCAATGATCCTTATGGGTCATTGAATGATAATTACACTGGTCCAGTAGAAAATGGTAAGAAGACCATTTATACCAAAGCAGTTCTTAAGTATCGTTGGTGCCCAGGCGGCAACGATGGCTGGGGTCGTATCTTTCACTGATAGGAGATAGTACAATGGCAAAAGTAGATTTACACAACTTTTTCAAATTTTATGATGAAAAGAATCCCAATCATGTAAAGGGAGTTCAGTGGTTAGAAGATCATCTTCCTGTTAAATTCTTGGAAGATAATGTTGAATGGGCAGAGATTTATAGAGGAAAAAAGCATAGTGCTGTAGCAGCTGCCCCTGCCGCTGCAGCATCTGGTGGTGATGATCTTCCAGCATCTGGTATTAAACTTATCAAAGAGTTTGAAGGATGCAGATTGAATGCCTATCCAGATCCTCTTTCTGGCAATCTTCCAATCACAATTGGTTGGGGAAGCACCAGAGATAAAAATGGTGGTCCATTCAGAATGGGACAAACCATCACTCAGGCAGAAGCAGATTCATTATTGGTTGATGAGTGCCGTAAGCACTTTCTTCCAGCACTTCGTAAGATTCCACACTGGAATGAAATGTCTGATGGCAAAAGAGGTGCATTACTTTCCTTTGCTTATAATCTTGGTGCTGGTTTTTATGGTGGTGATAACTTCAATACCATTACACGCACACTGAAGAATAAAGAATGGGACAAAGTTCCCGATGCGCTTTACTTATACAGAAATCCTGGTTCAAATGTAGAAGCAGGCCTTGCTCGTAGAAGAAAAGCAGAAGGCGAATCTTGGAAAAAATAAACCACGATTAACCCTTAGGACAAATGACCGACAACAACAAAAGAGAAAAATGTATGAGCACTATCATTAGAGTTACTGTTTTGAGTTGGAGTGCTGCATTACTTACTGCTAGTTATGCTGGTCTTCTTGCTAAGATGGATCCTACATTTATTGCAACAGTGTTCACTGCTGCAGCTGCAACTTTTGGAGTTGATACTCTGAAGAAGGGTGATAAAGATGATGAAGAAAAACCTGTGGCAAGAACCCCAGAACCAGAGTTCGTGATTGAACCAGAACCTATTGTAGAACCAGTTGCAGCAACTGAACCTTGCCCAACTTGTGGTGATAATCCAGACTACACAACAAGAGCATAAAACAATGGCAAAATCAGCAAACAAAGGTAAGAAAGGTTCTGCTGGAGGTAAAACTTCAAAGCAGAATCAAGGTAATGCGACTGCAAAGAAAGCAAAGAATGGTGGTAAGAAAAAATGAGGTATTATGCCAAGAGAGTGGAATACTCCAAAACGTGAATGTTGGAATGCTCCCATTCATCAAATACTTAAAGCGATAGATAATCACACCCGTCTTCATTTAGAGACGGGTGATTTTTGGCATGAACAGCAAGCAAATATATTGAGACAATATCTAAGAGATTTAAAAAGTTTTATTCATAAGCAAGAAGGTGGTTGGAATGAATGAATTTCCTTGGGGCGTAATGGTAATACTTGGATCAGGTTTAGTATTCACTGCTTGGTGTATTTACTATATACTTCGGTTAGCATATTTGGAAACAAAAGATGAAACAAATAGCACTGATTCTATCAGCAACAAGTCTTCTCATTAGTGGTGCTCTTTGTGTAGGTGCCTATCTTACCTACAAGAAAGCAGAAGCAATTCTGAACAACCCAGAAGATTTTGTGGGTGCTGTTGTAGAGAAGCAAGTCAGTAAAGCATTTGAGAAACTACCGATTCCCAAGATAAATACCGGTAAGTTTCAATTACCATTCTAATGGCTGATAAGGATCCGTATATCTATAGAATTAAACAAATTACAAAAGTTATTGATGGTGATACGATTGATGCTGACATTGATTTGGGTTTTGATATTTCCCTCACTAAGCGTATTAGACTCGCTGGTGTTGATACTCCTGAATCAAGAACAACAGATGCTAACGAAAAGAAATATGGACTAGAAGCAAAAGAATGGTTAAAGCATCAATTAGAAGGTGCTACTAATATTATTATTAAAACAGAACTACCTGATAGTACGGAGAAATATGGACGTATTCTTGGCCATCTGTTTGTGGGCAGTAATCACTTACACTCTCTCAATGAGAAAATGATTGTTGAAGGTTATGCATGGAGTTATGATGGTGGAACGAAGAAGAAAAACTTTGCAGAGTTAGATGCTAAGCGTACCAGAAGTTCCTAATATAAAAACAAATAATATAGAAACACCAAGAGTGGATGTTCCAGTCATTCGTTCATTGGAACCTCCACCTATTCTGTTACCAATTAATAGAGCACTTCCAAAACCTGTTGTTGATATTCCTGTGGATGGAATTCCTGCATATGAACCCATAGATGCTCCTACTGCAGAAGAGTTTAGGAAAATGATAACTCCTCAACAGGAACCAAAAAAAGAAGAAGAAGTTCAAGAAAAATCCAGAGCACTTCCAGATACAAAACCATTTATACCTCCAATACCAAAAGTTACACAACAAGAAACTCAAACGATTACCCCACCACAAAGTAATCTAGGTGTCCCAGAAATCCAAGTTCCATTTGTCGGAGCAGTTCCAGTTCCTCCAAAAGAACAGGTTATACTTGCTGGCACCACTGCTACTGCTAGTGTTGCTGCGGCTCTTGTTGGGAAATCTGTGGTGGAATGGATGGTAG